CTTTGCGCCTCGCCGCGGAAGCCTTCGGCCGCATGGTCGGCAAGACGGCCGCGACCGTGGGCGATTGGGAGCGCGGCCGGATCTCGCCGTCCATCTTGAGCCTGTACCGCCTGGCGGCCGTCTTCAATTGCTCCGTGTACGATCTTATTCCCACGAAAGGACCGACCCTTGAAGTACGAAAGTCCCCTAAAAAACGTGGCTTACCGCGATCTCGCGAAGTCAATCGGAAGCCGGATCGCGGCCGAGGCCGAGCGAAAGGGCCTAAACCTGGCCGCCGTCGCCAGGCGCGCCGGCGTGTCGCAGGGTAACCTGTCGCGCCAGGTGAAGAACGGGGAGAGCTGCCTTCAGCTCTTGGCCCTGTACCGCGTGGCCGCGGCCCTGGACGTGCCGATCCGTTGCATCCTGCCGCCCGGGGGCTGGGCATGAAGCGCAAGCCACCACGCGAAAGCCTGATCAACTTGAAGGCTCGGCAGCGGCCGGCGAAACGGAACCGGGACGGCCGCCACGGCCAGGTGGACCGCTCGCGCTCCCGGCGCGGGCTTCCCCGCGCTATCAACGTGGCGATCGGCGAGGCCATCACGGCCGCGCGCGTGCGCAAGGGCATGACCCAGGGCCGCCTCGCCGTATGCGTGCCGGGCCTTTACGACGCCCAGGGAATCTATGGAATCGAGCGTGGCGCGGTCGCCCCCAACCTGGTGCAGCTCCGGGCGATCGCTCGCGCGCTGGGAACCACGATCCACGCTTTGGTCCCGGGGGAATCCTATGGCCGCCGGTAAACCCCGTCCACGTACTCGCGCCGTGGCGCCGCGCGCCTATGCGCAAATGAACCGCGCAGTAATGGGCCGCCTGGAAGATCTTCGCGAGGAAAAAGAGTGGAGCGCCAATGAATTGATGCGGCGCGCGGGACTCTCGAAGGGAACGATCCGCGCCTGGCGACATAGTGATTGCCTTCCTTCCCTTGCGGCCCTCTACGCGGTGGCGCGCGTGCTGGGCTGTTCCATCCACGACCTGATCCCGGAGAAATGACATGATGACAACGGAGCTGATCGAACGCCTGCAGGCCCGCGTGAAGGAGTACGGCGATCTGCCGTGCGTGATCCTGGTGAAGGGCGCCGAGGGCACCACCATGGCGGTGGCGAAGCAGACCGCGCACGCCCGGATCCCGATCATGGGCCCTATCGGGGAATGCGTGGTGATCCTGGCCGAAAAAAAATCCCAGGTGGATACGGTGTTCGCATGAAAAAGAACCTGACCCATAAGCAGCTTTTGCACCGGCTCAAAGGCGCGGACCTTTCCAAGCTATCCGAAGCCGACCGCGCCACCCTGCAGGCCGCCCTGAAACAGGACACCATACCCAAGGGGAATTACCGCGTAAAGCGGCTCTCGGCCTGGATTTCCAGGAAGGGCTTCGATTACGTGGTGAGCCAAAAATTCCGCATCCTGGAGGGGGAATACGCCGGCCGCGAGCTGGTGGTTCTTCAAGAGCTGGACGATTCCAACACCCTGGAGCTGAAAGAGGACGCGCCGCCGGAGGCTTGATCCCCCCCACCCCGGCATAGTAGGATCGCCGCTGGGCCGCCTATTCGGGCGCGCCCGGAGGCTTTCTATGCTGGATTCCCTGCGCAAGCTGATCCGACCCCGCCCCGCGGAACCCTGCCGGCATACCGCCGGCCTGGTCTTCGATTGGTACAAAAATGCCGGCGTGGCCACCTGTCCCCTATGCGGGGAGGTATGGCTTGCCTCGGAGCTGGGCGAGGCGCCCCCGGATTGGTCGCCGGCCGAAGGCGGCTTCGATGGCCCCTGAAGCCTTTCCCGGCCCGTTGACGCTCGGCCCCTCCCCTACCCCGGTATCCTTACGCCTGGCCACGCTTGGCCTGCCTAGCGCCGCCCAGGGCGTGGAAATCCTGGTATTGCGGACCCTCTTCAGCCGCGGCGCGACGCGCGGCCACCTGATCGTGGATGACGAGCCATGGGGGTGGACCCTCGAAGACCAGCTCCGGCCCTTCGGCCTGAAGCTGCCCGGGGAAACGTGCATCCCGGCCGGTCGCTATGCGGTCAAGCTGTACAATTCCCCGCATTTCGGGAAGCGGCTCCCGCTCCTGTTGGACGTGCCCTTCTTCGATGGGGTGCTATTGCACGGGGGCAACCGGCCAGCCGATTCCGAGGGCTGCCTGCTGGTCGGGCGCGAGCGGCGGGCATATGATTGGATCCTCGGGTCCCTCTCCACCAAGTTGGTGCAAGCCCTTGACGATAAAGGCGGTACGGGATTTATCACCATTTGGAATGGTCCTGGCTCGGAGCCTTACCTATCGGGAAGCGTGCGAAATTGATCGGATTCCGCTTGATCTTGGGAATTTGGGGATGTAGTCTTTTGGGTGGCAGCACCGGACCGAGGGAAGTAAGGAGGGATCAAGCCACGCCGATAATACTACTTTCAAGCCTCGCGCGCCTCTCCAACCGATTGCTGCCGCCTTCGGTCCTCCTTATTTCCACGGAGGGGCGCGCGTCCTTTTCCTATCCATCCGCACCAGGGACGCCCTATCCACGGGCGTTGTGGACATCTATTGAAAACCGCGGGAGGGGTATCGGGTAAGCGCGGGCACAAATGAAAAAGCCGGGAGGCAAAATCCCGGCTTTTTCGTTGTAATCGAAAGGTTTTCAAGCGTTCCCTGGCGCCTCGGAATCCCTTTTCGCTTTCCATAATCTAACACGCGCCGAATGAAAGTCAAGGGCTTGCATAAAGCCCTTTTGCGCGTCCGTTTCCTGCGGGCGTGCGGTCATGCTTTTGTCAAAAAAAACCGCATCCGGGCGCCCGGTCCAATTGGCGCCCTCGGTGGTCCTCTACCGCGCCGTGAAGGCAATACGAGGCCCTAGATCCACCCGGGGTAAGAAGGGTGGGGGGCTGTTGCAGCCCGGGAACCGAGTACCAACGTGCCGTCGCGCATGGTGCTGCAACAGGCGAGGGGGAGTTAGACGCCCATCCCTCGGCCAAAGCCTTCCCTCCGCCCGAGGTACGCCCGGGGGGAGGGGGGGCCAAATCAGATCAATTCCTGTCTCGCGCTCCGCGCGCCGCCACCCGTAAGGGTAGTGGCGGGGGCGGACTTCGCGCGGGGAGATCCATTTATAGCAGCCAAAAAACCCAAGAAAGAGAAAATCCAGAAAATACGCCGTTAGGGGGAAGAAAATAAAAGGCTTCGCTTTTAAAAAGGGTCGCGCGCCGGGGCCCCTGTTTTTCCTCTGAAGACCCAAGCGCCTAAAGTGCCTCAAGTCAAGCTCTTGCGCCATTTGCTTGGGTTATTCCATGCTTCGGAGCATGAAGGCTTTCCGTAGGCTCTTGGGCTTATTGACGCGGGATGGAGGAGCGGTCCCTTGCCAGGTTCATACCCTGGAGACGCCGGTTCAAATCCGGCTCCCGCAACCAATTGCAGACCGGCCCGGCGCCCCGTGGGCCTGGGCATGAGCGCCCTTTCCGCCTTTCTCCTCGGCGCGGCCGTGGGCCTTATGGCGTGGCCGGCGCTACTGCTGCTGGCCATGTATCGGCGCTGGTGTATGGTAGGGGAGGGGAGCCCGGCCGACGCCGCGGCCTTCGAGCATGCCTTCAACCCGGACAATAGGGGGACCACCTTTTGAGCCAAGGTCACCGGCCGAAAGGCCCGATCCACCGCGCACCCGATCCGGGCAATCTTCGCATGCGCGGGAACGGCCGGCGGATTGAGATCGATTATGCCCAGGTGGCCACGGAGGTGGGCATGACCGGCGCCCGCGGCCGGGACGTGGAGCGCGCCGTGCGCGAAGCGGTCAAGGCCCTGGAGGCCAAGTTTCCTGGTCAACGCGTGGTGCTCATGAACAAGCCCGGATCAATCGTGGAAGTAGAGGGCGGCCGGAAATATCTAGTCAACCGCGCCGGCGACATGACCCAGATCGCCGGCGAGCCCTTACAGCTCAAGCCGAGGAAAATCGGGTAAGTCTGTGCTGGAAAAGAAGATAGGCCCAATCAAGAAAAGACGAAACCTGCACCGGGTCTATGATTCCGGAGCCGAGCGCGCGCGAGCTAAAGAGTTAGACGGTTTACAGAAGGCCGGCAAAATCAAAGACTTGCGCGAGCAGACCGTGGTACACTTGGTACCAGGCGTCAACTTTAAAACCGATTTCGACTACATCGAAGCGGGCCGCCGCGTTTATGAAGATGTGAAAGGCCCCGTGTCCGAGCGGTTTAAGATCATTTGCCACCTGTGGAAAGAGTTCGGGCCCGCGCCCCTGCGCATCCTGAAGCGCGCCGGGACCCGTAGTAACTTCCGCGTTACCCGTACTATTTTTGGAGGAGGGACGCGCAGATGAGCCGCCCGCTGATGCACCACGTTGACGAATTGACCACCGGCGAGGCGGCCGGCTATTGCGGCGTGTCGCCGCAAACGATCATCGCCTGGTGCGACATGGGGCGCCTCCGGTTCACGCGCCTGGAGCGCGGCCCGCGCCGGATCCCCAAGTGGGAGATCGCCGAGCTGCTGCGCCGGAACGGCATCCCCGTGCCGCCGGAGCTGGCCACCGCGAAGCCGCCGCGCGACCTTCAGCCGGCATGAAGATCAAAGAACGGAAAATTTCCGAGCTACGCCCCGCCGAATACAACTCCCGCCACCTGACCCGAAAGCAATACAAGGCGCTTCGCCGCTCCATGGAGGAGCTAGGCGATCTCGGCGTGGCGGTGATCAACATGTACCCCGGCAGGGAAAACGTGATCATTGCCGGCCACCAGCGGATCCGCATCGCGCGCGCTATGAAGCGCGAGACATTCCCCTGCCTAGAAGTGAAATTCGATCCGGCCATGGAACGGAAGGCCAATCTCCGATTGAACCGCGGCGGGGAGTGGGATTACGATACATTGGCGAACGAGTTCGACCTGGACGAGCTACTGGCCGAGGGCTTCACGGCCGCGGAGCTGCGCCTGGACGAAGACGAGGATCCGGACGATGGGGGAGACGGCGCCGGCGGCGACGGTGAGCCCGAGGAAAAGCCGCGGCATGTCCTGATTACCTTCCCGGCCGGCAAGCTGCTGGACGTGCAGGATCACCTCGATAAGCTCGAAGATCTAGACGGGATCGCCATCGACTGGAAGCCGGCCCTTCGAGCCCCCAAGAGGCACGCCCGGAAATCCGCCTAAATTCGCCTCTATTTCCGCAAAAAAACCCGCTCGATTCTCCTTCCTTTTGCCTTGTCATATGACATGTCATATGGTACCTTATAGACATCGGCCGGCGTGACCGGCGAGGAGGAAAAATGAAGGCTTTCGAGATCAGCAAGACTTACCAGGCCCGGAGCGCCTGCGATCACAATTGCATTTTCTCGATCACCATCGTGAGCCGCACGGCCAAGACCGTGAAGACGGCCGACGGGAAAACCCTTCGCGTGGGCTCCTTCGAGGGCGTGGAGTTCGTCCGGCCGATGGGCAGTTATTCCATGGCGCCGATCATTCGCGCGGCTTGACCGAGGGCGGCGGGGGAGACCCCGCCGGAAGGCCCCCGCGGCAGCGGGCCGGGTCCCAAGTCCCGGAACCAAAAGGAGGATCGGCCATGTACGTTTATATCCGAAGCGAGCCCGGGCTCTATACCGTTGGATTTTATCGCCCTGATGGAAAATGGGAAGCGGAATCCGATCATGCCGCGAGGGAGGAGGCCGCGGCGCGGGTGGCCTATCTCAACGGGCAAGCCAGCCCCCGGACGGAATACACGGAGGGCCAGCTCTACCGGCAGCCGGGCGGCCGGTGGCTCCTGGCGCCCCAAGGCAACCACGAATTGACCAGCGGGGATCCGGTGGAGCTTTGGGCCGCCGACAAGTGGCAGCCGACCCGGATCGAGCATAGCGCCAGCCTGGGCGGCTACTATGCCGTGAACGGGATCCCGCTCCGCGACGGCATGCACGCCCGGATCCGGAGGGCCGGCCGGTGATCTACGTGGCGATCAAGGATCTCCGCACCGGCCAGATCACCCTGGAGCCCGAGGGCCGCGCGGTCTTCCCGGGCTTGGAGGTGTACATGGCCAGGATGAATGATCTCAAGACCCTGCGGAGCCTATACCCGGCCGCCGTGGACAGGACCGAAGCGCAGCAGGTGAAACCGTGAAGCCCCGCGCCATGGCCCTGAAGGCCCTTGTAAGCGCGTACATGGCCGCCGGCCGCCGGTGGGGGTTCTTCTTCGCGGAAATGACCTTGGAGGCTTACCTGCCGGCGAGCGCGGCCGGTGGGAAGTGCTACGCGGTCCCGCCACGTGACCGGGCGGCCTGCGCCGCGGCGCTTCAGGCCGGCCCCCCGGAAGGCCCCGGCCACCTGCCGACCCCGGGCCCCGAGGACATGCCCCCGCGGGGCGTGGAAATTCCCTCCGCGGAGGCCAGGCGATGACGGCCCGCGAATGGGCGATCCTGGGCATGATTTTAAGCCAATTGCTGGCCCTTCCCTTGGCCCACCTCTTCGTGTTATTCTTGGAATCCCGGCGGGCTCGCTCCGCGGAGAAAGGCCCCTAGGTGAACGAGACCAAGATCCGGTGGACGGAAAAGACGTGGAACCCCTGGAGCGGCTGCGACCGCGTTTCCCCGGGCTGCCGGTACTGCTATGCCGAGACCCTGGCCGAGGGGAAGCGCGGATCGCCCGCCTTCCCCCGCGGCTTCGAGCTGACCCTTCGGCCCCATAAGCTGCGCGAACCCAAGGCCCTGAAGAAGCCGGCCCTGATCTTCGTCAATTCGATGAGTGATTTTTTCTGGGATGCGGTCTCCGACGAGGAGCGCGACAAGGTGCTCGACGTGATCGAGGCCACCCCCCACGAATACCAGGTATTGACCAAGCGGCCGGCCAACGCCCTGCGCTACTCGCGCCGGCGCAAGCTCCCGCGGAACTTCTGGATCGGGGTGACGATCGAGAACCAGGCCACGGCCGTGCGGCTCGACGTGCTGAAGAAGATCGAGGCGGAAATCCGCTTTGTCTCCGCGGAGCCGCTCCTGTCCCCCCTGACCTTGGACCTGTCGGGCATCCAATGGCTGATTTCCGGCGGGGAGTCCGGCCGGCACCTGTCCGACCCCGTGATCGCCGAGCAGCGCGCCCTGGCCATGCGCGTGGGCTCGCGGTGGGTTCCGCGGGAAGACCGGATCGATTGGGTCCGGGCCCTGCGCGACCAATGCGCCTTTTTCGGCACGGCCTACCTTCACAAGCAATGGGGCGGCTACCGTCCCGATTCGGCCGGCCACGTGCTCGACGGCCGGACCCATGACGATTACCCCCGGCTGCCCCTGGCGGCCTGAAAGGACAGCATGCCAAGCGTGACAATCAAAATCGGCCGCAAAAGCGACACGGAGCCCTTATTCCCGCCCTTCGAGGGCCAAACCCTGATCGACGTGGGGGATCAGCCGATCGAGGTGGGGATCCTGGAGCATGGCATGGAATCGGGCGCAACGGCGGTAACCTTTATCGTGACCCTGCCGGACAAGAAAACGCGCGTCTTTTTCCAGACCTCGGCCGCCCTCTTCCGGCAGATCTTGGGCGCCCTGGACGGCGCGGAGGCGCGTTTCCGGGAGGCCCCCCATGGGTGAGATTATGGCCTTCGCCGCGGCCATGCGCCGCGCCGGCAACCTGGCCCTGGGCCTCCTGGTGGGCTTTTCCGTGGTGATCGTGGCCGTGGTGCTCGCGCTGATCCTCATGTCCGCGGAGGCCGGGTGACGCCCCAAGAAATCGAAGCCGGCCGGGTGCTGGCCCAGGGCCACCTCCACAAGCTGATCAAGCTGGAGGGGGGCCTGGTCTTTATGCGCAATGGCTCCACGGAGCCCCTGTTCACCGCGTCCTATGGCTCGCGGGCGTGCGACCTTTACCCCGAGGCAACCCGCCAGGATCTCGCCTCCCTGGTTTTCTTCCTGGCCGGCCGCGTCCTGGCCCTGGAGGAAGGCCGGGCATGACGCCGGAGGAGTGGCGCGAGCTGGAAGCCCTCGGGAAAATCCGGATCGAGGTGGCCACGTCCGCGGATATTCTCCGCGAGGCTGACCTTTTCGCCTGCACGGAATGGGAGGACCAGCACCCGGACGATTACAACGGCCCATGCTTTTGCCGCGGCTGCCGGAGTTACGCGGACGAATGACGCCCGAGGAGTGGGCAGAGCTGGAGCGGATCACGTCTCCCGCGCAGCGGCGCTTTGCATCCCACGCGCGCACGATCGCGCTGCTGGAATTGACCGGGAAAGAGGACGAGCACCCCGAAGGGTACGGCGGGCCATGCCGGTGCCGAACCTGCCGGAGCCAACATGCCGAGCCTTGAACGGCCGCCGGCGCCTTTCCCAAACCTATACGACAAAGGCGAAACGGTGGAAATCATGGTAATGCGCTACGGGCCGGACCGGGTTCCCCAGCTCGCGGAGGTGGCGGACGGCCATTACATCGCCTCAAGCCCGGGATTTTCCCGCGGGGGCTGGTGGTATTCGCTGAAGTATCGGGCGCCCTCGGGCAAGCCCATGACCCTATCCCGGCATGAGGATGATATCCGGCCGGCGCTTGGCCCATAACATGGGGCGCCGCTTCGACATCCGGGATCATTGCCTGTACTCGCAGCACGTTTCCCCATTGGACGGGAATCCCTGCCGTGTGTGCGGGCGCTTTCGGTTTCCCTCCGCGGAGCTGCATGATCTCGCGGTGCATATTTGGTACAGAAAAACCCGAAAACAGGAGGACCCATGTTACGATCCCAAGAATTGAGCGACCCGCGGAGCTGTTTCAACCGCGCGCGCCCCGACGAACCGCTTTTCGTGCTGCTGGGAAGGGACAAGGCGGCGCCGGCGGCCATCCGTGCCTGGGCCCTGGAGCGGATCCGCATCGGGAAGAATGAGCCCGAGGACCCCCAGATCATCGACGCCCTGGACGTTGCCGACCGCATGGAGCGCGGGGAATGAGGACAATCCCGATCCTTCCTGAACACCGGGCCGAGCTGCGCTTCCTGCTGGGCGACGTGTACCACCTGCAACGGCTCCAGGCTCACCCGCGGGAAATCTCCAAGGCCATGCGCCGCCTGGGAGACCGTCACCTGGCCTTATATCCCCAACTTACGGGCAAGCAGGTGGCCCTTAGCGAGGACATGGAGACCCAAGACGTTTACGACAGCGCCGAGGAATGGGCCCAGGCCATCGCGGCCCAGGCGGCGCGGGAACGTGAGACGCCTTATGTTGCCTTCACGGGGATTCCCGGCCGGCCGGTGATGGGGCCCAAGACGTGATCCCAAAAATTTCCGCGCCCCGTCCCGGCCTCGCCACCCACCCCGACGTGATCGAGGCTTACCGGAACCAGCTCGAAAAGGCCCAGGAAAGCCTGGAGGATGCCTATCACGTTTGCCGAAGGGCAGGGGAGCGCCTCTTGGCCATCCTGGAGCATGACGCCGCCCAGGGTCTTCCTAGCGGTTATATCGGCGTTCTCCGCGATTTCATGGACCGCCTGGACCGGTGCGAGGAAACTTACGAGCCCCAAAGCCTGAAGGCGGCCGACTCGCCATCCCGGACCGATTGACCATGCCGGCGCTGTACCTGGACTCGGAAACGGGGGAGTGGGTCACCCTGGCCGAGCTTCGACGGCGCCAGGAGCCCCGGCCGCTTGCCGTGGACATCCCGCCGGCATGGCTTCGCCGACTCGAAGAAGAAGAGAAGCCCCAAGAGATTGAAGTTGTAGAATCGCTGCCGCTCCGCCGTCCCCTTCTTCCGCCTCCAGCCGCACCCGCGAGCTGAAGCCCGCCAGAATCTAACCGCGACAACCCAAGCGACTACGGCGCCCCAAGGGCCCGCATAGCCTCAAGCCGTCGGGCGCTGCTATCCTAGGGCCATGGCTGGCCGTCCGAAGATTCCCGTTGACGTGGAGAAGCTGAAGCTCCTCGCGAAAATCGGTTGCACGCTGGACGAAATGGCCGCGGCCTTGGGCGTGTCCGCGGATACACTGACCCGCAATTATGCGGAGGCCATAAAAGAGGGCGCGCTCCTTTTCAAGGTCTCGGTCCGCCGTGAACAGATGCGGCTCCTCAAAAACGGAAACGCCACTATGGGCGTATGGCTTGGCAAGCAGGTGCTCGGCCAGAAAGACAACATCCGGATCGGCGGCGACGAGGACGGCAGCCCGATCCGGGTCAACGCCCTGCGCGAGATCCCAACCAAGGAATTGGAATCGCTCGCGGCCAAGCTCGCGGCCTTGATCCCGAAACGGGAGGACGAGTGATGGAAATCCGGTTCCGCTTTGCGTGGCGATTCGACAAATGGGGCTGGAGCTTTAGCCTTGGCTCGATCAATTATGTCCGCGATCCCGATCTCGGTTGGTGCCTCGGCCTGGCCGTCCTTTTCCTGGCTGTGTCCATCTTGAGTAAGGAGCCCGCGTAATGTCTCGAATCATGCGCACGTGCCGCGTGTGCGGCCTGGCGACGATGAAGTGGAAATACTGCGACCCCTGCACGCATCGCGTGGCCCGGGAGCGGTGGAAACTGAAGGCCCGGGGCCTCGCCGGCGAGGATGCCCAGCTCGCCGGGTACCGCCACCTGTCCGACATGGCCGCCGAAAGGGCCCGCGAGGTGCTGGCGCAAGAGCGCGCCGCCGCGGCGCAAGTGGCCCCCGCTTGAAGCCGTATTACCAGGACGAGGCCGTGACCCTGTACCATGGCGATGCGCGCGACGTGCTGCCCGACCTGGCCGACGAGGTGGACCTGGTGCTGACCGATCCACCTTATGGCCAGCAGTTCGCCGGCGCCGGCGTGATGACGGCGAAGGCCAACGTGCGCGCGGACGGGGCCCGGCAGGGCGTGCGCGTGGCGCGGCAAGTCCTTTTCTGCGCCGGCGAGCGCATGAAGCCCGACGCCCACGCCCTCGTCTTTTGCCATTGGGAGAGCTGGCCCGATTTTTACGACGCCTGCAGCGCGCTCTTTCCAATCAAGTCCGGGCTGATCTGGCATAAGGACCGGGGCGGCATGGGCGATACGGAAATGGAATATTCTCGGGACTATGAGGTGATCCTGTTCGGTGCGCATGGACGCCGGCCGATTGCAGGGCGCAGGGATGGCGCCGTAATCAAGGGGTTCCCCCCGGTGGGCAGCTCGCGCGAGCACCCGACCGAAAAGCCGATCCCGCTCCTCAAGTACCTGATCGAAAAGCATGCGCCGGCGGGCGGCCTGGTCCTGGATCCGTTCGCAGGCTCCGGTACCACGCTACGCGCCGCCAAAGATCTAGGACGCCGCGCAATCGGGATCGAGATCGAGGAACGCTATTGCGAGGTGACCGCGCGCCGGATGGGGCAGGGGGCCATGGCCCTATGAACCACCAGGATCTCGCGAACCTTCGGCCGGAGGAAATCCCCGTTGCCCTCGCGGCCGTGCAGGCCGAGCTGGCGTACCGACAAAAAAACCTGTTCGAGACCTACTTCCCCGATACCGGGCCGTATCGGCGTGAGCTGTACCCGCGACATATGGAATTATTCCGCGAGGGTGAGGAGCACCGGGAGCGCCTGTTCATGGCCGCCAACCGGGTGGGCAAGACCCAGGCCGGCGCTTATGAAACCGTTTGCCATATGACCGGGCGTTATCCGCATTGGTGGGAGGGGAAGAAATTCCCGGGCCCCGTGAAGTGCTGGATCGCCGGGAAAGACGCGAAGACCACCCGCGACATTTGCCAAACCGAGCTGCTGGGCCAATGGAACCATTTCGGAACGGGCTTTCTGCCGGCCGAGGCCCTGGGCGGCTGGCGGCCGAAGGCGGGCACGCCCGAGGCCGTGGACATCTTCTACGTGCGGCATAAGCCCACGGGCAAGTGGAGCCGCGGGCAGTTCAAGAGCTACGACCAGGGCGATCTGTCCTTCCAGGGCACGGCCCAACATTTCATATGGGAAGACGAGGAGCCGCCGATCAAGGTGCATGCCGAATGCGTTTTGCGCACCATGACCACGGACGGGATCGTGCTGACCACCTTCACCCCTTTGCTTGGCTTCAGCGAAATGGTGAAATCGTTCCTGGAGCCGACCCCCGAACCCGATACGGCCGAAGAGGCCGAGGAGATAGACGATGTGTAAGGAAGACCACGCGAAGATCAAAACGGCATTAGGCGAAAGCATGGCAAACATGCACGGGATCGGCGCGGCCGTGGGCCCCGGCCCCGGGATGACGTTCGGTATGGATATAGCCCCGGAAATGACGAAGTACGGGCTCGGCGGCCGTGCCGCGCTCCGCAACCGCGCGCGCCAGCTCCGCGAGGAAGCGGAAAGCCTGGAGCACCTGGCCCGGTCCATCCCCGAGGAGATCACGCCCAAGGCTGACGAGGCCCTGATCCGCCTCGCATACGGCGGCCGGTAGTGAAAACCGGGTTTTACGTCGGCGTGCAGGAGGGCGCGGTGCGCGAGCTGCGCAGGACGATCATGGAGATCCTGCGATCTGGCGTGGATGGGGCCACCATGCAGGCGGCTCTCCGTGTCCTCGGCGCCGGCGTCAAGGTGGAAGGGCTGACTATTTCCAACTGCACGGTGATCGATGAATCCAACCGGCCCGCGCGCGCGCGGCCTGGCTACCAGCGGGAGGGCGATTAATGGCGCAGATCATGCGGGGCCTGTACAACGTCAAGGTGATGGCGCCGCCGGCGCCGGACCCGCGGCACGGCGCGCAATCGGTCCCAGCCGTTCGCATGCTGTTGGCTTACAACCTGGAAAGCGATCGCGTGGAGTGGGCCCTGGATTGCATGGCCGTGCCGGAGTCCGGAGCCTTGGCGCAACATACCGTTCGCGGCGGCTCCCGCCCGCTCACGGCCGCGGCGATCGGCGAGGGCCTGATCGAGCTGGGGAATCTCCTCAAGGCGGCCGGGTGAGCCCTTTTGCGGCAGCGGCCACCGAGGCCCTGCTATGGGCCGGCGTCGGCGCCGTGCTGGTGCAGGGGGCCCTGGAGGAAGAGGATCAGGATGATGACGATGACGATTTCGACATGGACGATGACGACGCATTGCCGGTGACGGTATAAAGGAGGGCCCGATGGCCGAAGGCAAATACAAATACGAGCTGTCCGACGTGGAGGTGAAAGACCGCGGCCAGCGGCTCGCCCTGGTGCATCGGGAAATCGAGCTGCACCGCGAAACGCTGAAATCCAATTCGGCCGATCTCAACGCCAAGATCAAGGCGCTGAAAAAAGAAGGCTGGTACCTGGTGCTTGCGATCAATGAAGGGTATGAATGGCGCGAGGTAGCCGAGCAACAGGAGATGCGGCTGCTCCTGGCCGAGTGCTCGATCTGCTATCACCAGCAGCGATTTACCGTGGGAACCGACCTTACGGAAAAGCTGTGCGACAACTGCCGCACCATGGGCAGCATGCAGCCGAAGGACGGGGCCGCCGGCGCCGCCGGCGATGAGACGGAGGACGAGTAATGGACGGGAAACCGGCATGCCAGCAGGTACAGGATGACCTGGAGCAGGTGGTGGACAAGCACCGCGGCACCGTGACCCTGGGCGAAATGCTGGCGGCCATGGAGATCGTCAAGCTCAATCTGTGGTTAGAGCAGCGGCGCCTCCAGGAAGCCGACGAAGAAGGCGCCGAGGGCCCGGAGAGCTGGAGCCCCGAGCCATGAACCTGGTCGCCTATTTCCTTTTCCTGTATTCGGCCCTGTTGCTGGTCACTTGTATGGACGCCGAGGAGCGGGGGACGCCACCGGCCGCGCGCAAGGTAGATACGGCTGCGGCCGACACCTGCCGCGTTCCCGTGTGCTACCCCGACTCCCGGCCACCGGGGCCGCCGCGGTGAATGCCGTCGGCATAGATGTGCTGTACGGCTGGACGGCGCCGCGCCCGGAATGGGCGTGCCGAATCGTCGGCGCCGGCGAGCCCGAGGAGGAGACCGACGAGGTTTCCCTCCTTTGGTTCGTGGTGGTTCGGTTGCTTTGGCTCGCGCTCCTATGCGCCGCGGACTTGCAATGAATTGGCCAGGCTGGACAAAACCCCTTTGCCTTTATTGCGGCTGGCCCGATCACGTTTGGTCTAGCTGCCCCTATCGACTCGAAAGGAAACCATGGCCGGCCAAGGCGAGGATCTAAAACAGGGCGTCTATCGGACGCCTCGCAATTTCATGGACGTGATCCGCGCCGAGTTTGGGCCCCTCACCTGGGATTTAGCCGCCTCGGCCGACAATGCGCAAGCCCTCCAATACCTGACGGAAACGGACAACGCTTTGGCATTGGATCGGCCCTGGCGGCGCCTCGGCGGCTGGCTTTGGCTCAATCCCCCATATGGGAATATCGGAGTATGGGCCGCCAAGGCCGCGGAAGAGGCCCGCCACGGGGCTAAAATCCTTTTCCTGGTACCGGCGGCCGTCGGCTCCAATTGGTACGCGGAAAGCCTTCACGGCCAGGCCGGGATCCGGTTCCTTCGGCCGCGGCTGGTCTTCGAGTTCCTGTACCCGCTCGACTACATGGACACCAAGACGAAGCGGATCAACGCCGAGCGCGCGGCCAAGGGCCTGGACCCGATCCCCTGCGCGAAAGCCGGCACGCCGAACAAGGATCCATACCCGAAGGATCTCCTCCTCGCCGTCTTCGACCGTTCGCGGCCGTTCCTTTGGCCGGCGCCGTGGGATTGGCGGCTTGGCCCCCTGCGCGATAGCGAAGCCCGAGCCTAGGCCATGTCCAAAAAGGTGGTCTCATGTACTTGGGACGAGGTTCCGCACCTCACCAAAAAGCAGAAGGCGGACCTGTGGGGATCGGTGCCTCCGTACCAACGCGAAGCGCGCAGCAAGGGCGTGCCGACCCTCGGCATTGGCGCGATCTATCCCGTTCCTGAAAGCGACATCGTGGTGGATGACTTCCCGATCCCGTCGCATTTTCCGCGCGGCTTCGGCATGGACGTGGGATGGAAGCGGACCGCGGGCATATGGGGCGCGCACGATCGCGAGGCGAACGTCGTTTACCTGACTTCGGAGCATTACCGCGGCCAGGCCGAGCCCTCCGTGCATGCGGAAGGCTTCAAGGCGCGCGGCCTGTGGATCCCCGGCGTGATCGATCCCGCGGCCCGCGGCCGTTCCCAGGTTGATGGGCAGCGGTTACTTGAGATCTATAAAGACCTTGGGTTAAACCTGGAATGCGCGGACAATTCGCGCGAGGCCGGCATTCAACAGGTTTGGGAGCGGTTGAGTTCCGGTAGGCTAAAGGTCTTCCGTTCGTTGAAAAACTGGCTGGCGGAATACAGAATCTACAGGCGCGATGAACACGGCGCCGTTGTCAAAGACGATGACCACCTCATGGACGCGACCCGCTACCTGATCATGTCGGGCTTGGGGCGGATGATCGTGAAGCCCGTCGAAAAAGAAAACCGGGGAAAGGCCAAGCCCCTGGGCCGTGGCCGCGGAGGGTGGATGCGATGAGCAAATTAACGCAGTACGAAGATGAACCGGAAACCACGGCCGAGGTGAGCGACGAAGATCGCGCGCTCATGGATCTGGCCCGGACCCGCTTCAAGTCCGCGGTGGACCGCTGGAGCGGCGACCGCGCCGAGGCCCTGGACGATATTCGCTTTTACGGCGGCAAGCAATGGGATGGCGACATTGAAAAGGATCGGGATGACTCCGATCGCCCATGCCTCACCGTGAACATGCTCCCGCAATACGTTTTCCAGGTGACGAACGAGCAGCGGCAAAATAAACCCTCCATCCGCGTGCGGCCCTTCGACTCCAAGGCCGACGTGAAGACCGCCGAGAAGCTGCAAGGGCTGATACGCCATATCGAGCAAAACAGCTCCGCGGACGTGGCCTATGATACCGCCTTCAATGACGCGGTGATTTCTGGCCTTGGCTTTTTCCGCGTGCGGACCGATTACTGCAATGAAGAAAGTTTCGACCAGGATATTTTTATCGAGCGGATCGCGAACCGCTTCGCCGTGTACACCGGGCCCGCCAAGAAAGCGGACTTCTCGGATATGCGGTGGTGCTTCGTCACGGAAGACATGCCGCGGGAGGAGTTCCGGGAGAGCTGGCCCAATGCGCAGGTAACCGAATGGGGCGAGACCGGCGAAGGCGACACCGACGAAACGTGGTGGGGGGAAAACACCGTCAAGGTGGCCGAATATTGGACCGTGGAGGAAACCCCGGCCGAGCTGCTGCTCCTGCAATATACCGGAGCGCCGGCGCCGGAGGGTGGCCAGCAACCACCGCCGACAATCAAAGCATTCCGCGACACCTTGCCGGGGGGGAAGATTCCCGCCGGCTACAAGCTGGTAAAGAAGCGCAAAAGCCATAGGCGCGTGGTGAAGTGGTTCAAGATCAGCGGCGCCGAGATTTTGGAAAAAGGCGAATGGGCCGGCCGATGGATCCCGATCATCCCCGTGCTGGGCATAGAGCTGCATATCGAAGGGGAAACCAAGTATTACGGCCTGGTCCGGAACGCTAAAGACCCCCAGCGGATGTATAACTATTGGTGGACGGCTGAAACCGAAATGATCGCGCTCGCGCCCAAGGCCCCGTGGATCGCGGCCGAGGGCCAGATCAGCGGGAGCGCGGACCCCGCCGCTTGGGAACGCTCCCACGTGGAAAATATCGCGGCCCTGGAATACAAGCCCGTGACCCTGGGCGGCCAGCTCGCGCCGCCTCCGCAGCGCCAGCCCTTTGCCGGGCCTCCCGCCGGCGTGGTGAATGCCCGTCTTTCCGCCCGCGACGATATGAAGGCGACCACGGGCATTTACTCGGCCGGCCTCGGCGACCGCGGCCCGGAAAAATCCGGCATCGCGATCCAGCGCCGGCAAAGCGAAAGCGACACCGCGACCTTCCATTACATCGACAACCTGGCGCGCTCCATTCGGCATTGCGGCCGGATCTGTGTGGACCTGATCCGCCAGGTGTACGACGAGGCGCGCGTGGCCCGCATCCTCGGGGAAAATGGGGACGAGGAGCTGGTTCTTTTTAATCACCCCTTCGAGGATCCCGAGACCGGCGAGCAGGTGATGTACGATCTCTCCGTCGGGGAATATGACGTGGTGGTATCCATGGGCCCGGCCTACGCCGCGCAGCGCCAGGAAGCCGCCGACATCCAAACCCAAATGGTGCAGGCCAACCCCAAGCTGATGGACATCGGCGGGGATATTATCCTTCGGAACATCGACGGCCCCGGCATGCAAGACCTCGCCGATCGCCTGGAGCGGACGATCCCGCCCGAGATTCTGGGCAAAGCCCCGGGCGACGATAAGGACGGCAAGGCCACCGTGCCGGTGCTGACCCAGCAGCTTGCCGCCATGCAGCAGCAGGTGCAGGTGATGAACCAAACGATCGATCAGCTCACCGCGGCGCTGAACGAGGAAAAGGACAAGACCAAGAGCGACCAGGCCAAGATCGACCTGGACCGCGAGAAGGCGTACCTCGACTCCCAGACCAAGCTGGAGATCGCGCAGCTCAACGCTGCGCCGTCCCCGGAAATCCTCGGGCAGATTGAACAGCTCACCACGCAATTGGAATGGATGCGCATGACCATGGCGGAAATGCAGCTCCAAAGCATGCCGGGGCAGGGGGGCGCCGCCGCGCCCGCCCCCGGGGACCTTCCCGGCCCTGTCCCGGCTTCAGGACCCGAAGGGGCGCCCCCGGCCCCGGATGGGGCGCCAATGCCCCCGGAACCCGCGCCGCCCGCGGAGAATGAACCGCCGGAAATCCCCGAGGGCATGCCGCCCCCGGAACCGGCCGAAGAGGAGCCCGCATGAGGATCGAAGCCGAAGAAGCCGCCGACATGGAAATCCCAGAAACCCCCGATAACGAGGAGGCCGGCGACGAAGAAGAAGCGCCCGCCGGCGAGGAGGCCGACGGCGACGAAGAGGACGCCGACGGCGAAGGGGACGAAGAAGGCGACGGGGACGGCGACGAAACCGACGGCGAGGAAGAAGAAGAAGGCGATCAGGCGCCGCCGGCGAAAGGCCACCGCAAGCCCGGCGCCGAGCGCCGCATCGACAAGCTGACCGCGACGATTTACGAGCAGCGCGCGCAGATGCAGCAGCTCCTCGATATGAACCGGCAGCTTTTGGAACAGACCAAGCCCCCGCCGGCGCCGCTTCCTCCGCGGCCCAAGCATGCCGACTTCGACACGGACGAGGAGTACGAAGACGCGCTCTACGATTGGCGCCAGATCAAAAGCGAGCGCGCCGCGGCGGAAAAAAACCCCAAGCAACCCGCCAGCCCCAACGGCCCCAAGGGTGCGAATGGACAGCCGGTGGTGGACCCGGTTAAAGTGAAGGCATACCGGGAACAGGAGACCGCAGCAAAGGCCAAGTATTCGGATTTCGACCAGGTGGTCAACAATCCGAACCTCATGGTTTCCGATGCAATGGTCCAACTGGTCCTGAAGAACAAATCCGGGGCCGAGTTAGCGTACTGGCTTGGCAAGCACCCGAACGAATCAGCACGGATCGCCCTGCTCCCCGCCGACGAGGTGGCGGTTGAGATAGGAAAAGTGGTGGGACGCTTGGAAGCCGCGCCGAAAGGCCCCGCTCCCAAGAAGAAGCCCCCGGAACCTCCTTTACATGCGAAGCCTTCCAAAGCTCCCGCGCCGATGACTCCAGTAGGCGGGAAGGCACAAGCGGTAAAGGATCCCTCGAAAATGAGCATGGAGGAATACGCCAAGTATATGGACCAGAAGGAGCGGAAGAAGAACCGCCGGTAACTGCTAGGAGACGCACCTCCGCGGTTACGGGTGAAACCTGAACCGCTGGAGGTTGCCGTGTCCAACACGCAGCTCACCGTAGACCTCATCACCAAGGAAGCCCTCCGCCGGCTCCGGAATGAGATCAAGTTTTCCAAGACCATCAACCGTCAATATGATTCTTCCTTCGCGAAGAACGGCGCCAAGATCGGATCGGCCCTGCGCATCCGTCGGCCGGTGCAGTTCACCGTAAGCACGGGAAAAACCTTCGTGCAGCAGGATGCGCTGGAAACCCAGACCACCCTGAACGTGACCACGCAAAAACACGTCGGCCTGAAGTTCTCTTCGGCCGATCTCACCCTGAAGATGGAAGAGTTCTCCGAACGCTACATCAAGGGCCCCGTGCAGCGCCTCGCGTCGGAAATCGACAAGGATTGCGCCGGCTACTACTACAAGGTGGCCAACCTGGTGGGCTCGGCCGGTACCATCCCCGCGACCGCGCAGGTGTGGCTGGACGCCGGCGCGCGCCTGGACGAATTCTGCGCGCCGCGTGACGGCGATCGCTATGCGGCCCTTTCGCCCTTGGCGATGGCCCGCACCGCGAACGGGCTTTCCGCCCTGTTCAACGATCCCGGGAAGCTCGCTTCGCAGTACCGCAAGGGCATGCTGGCGTCCGACACCCTGGGCGCCGATTTCTTCATGACCCAGAATATCCCGCTGCACACCAATGGCCTCCAAGCCGGTTCTCCGACCGTCAACGGCGCCAACCAGGTGACCACGGGCTGGGCCGCCTCCCAATCCCTCATCACCGCCGCGTGGACCGCCTCCACGACCCTGAAGGCCGGAACGGTGTTCACCCTGCCCGCCGTGTATTCGGTCAACCCGGACACGAAGCAGAGCACCGGCAACCTGCAACAGTTCACGATCCTGGCGGATGCCACGGCCGACGGCGCCGGCGCGCTGACCCTCTCGATCAGCCCCGCCTGCATCATCACCGGCCCCTATCAGAACGTGAACAGCGCGCCGGTTTCGACCGATGCGCTCACGCTGGTGGGCTCGGCTTCGACCGGGTACAAGCAGAATCTCCTGTATCATTCGGATTTCCTCACCCTGGCCATGGCGGATCTGGAGCTGCCCCGGGGCGTGGACATGGCCAGCCGCCAGAACATGGATGGCATGGCGATCCGCCTGATCCGGGATTTCGACACCGTGAACGATGATTTCATGTGCCGCCTGGACGTGCTGTACGGGATCGAAGCGTTGCGCCCGGAATGGGCGTGCCGCATCATCGGTACCGCCGCGGGATAAGCGGATCCGAAGCGCCGGGGCGGGAAGTACTTGCCCCGGCTTTGGTTCCTGTCTTTTCGGTTCACACACACACTTTGAAGGAGAATTCAAATGCCCAATCCGAAATATCTCGGCGATGGCGGCCCCGACGGAACGAGCGTCGGCCGCAGCGCCACCGACCTGGTAGCCCTTTACGGGGGCACCCCCGTGGCGCAGCGCGCCGCGGCAGCGCAAGCCACCTCCCTGATCTCCGTGACTTCGACCGCGGTTAACACCTCGATCGTGGCGTGGATGCTGGAGGTTTCCAATACCCTGATCGGCCTCGGCGCCTGGAAGGGATCGGCCTAACCGTGAAGGTGGTTTTCTGCACCCCGTCGCTTGCCGGCCCGACCGCGCCCTATATCAAGGCCCTGGAGGAATCCATTCCTTTGATCGTGGGCGCCGGTTGGGAAGAGGCATACGCGCAGGAAGTTGGATGCCCCTACATTTCGCACGCGAGAGCGACCATGACGCGCAAGGCCCTGGACGCCGGCGCCGATGTGATCGTTTACCTCGATTACGATCTATCCTGGGACCCCAAAGACCTGCTCACCCTGCTGGAAACGCCCGGCGACGTGGTAGCGGGAACCTACCGATTCAAGAAGGACGAAGAGGAATACATGGGCGCGGTCTGCGAGCTGAACGGCTCGCCGGCCTGCCGTGCTTCCGACGGCGCCGTAAAAGCGCAGCGCATCCCGGCCGGATTCCTGAAGGTCACCCGACAGGCGATCCGGCATTTCATGGCCAAGTATCCGGAGCTGATGTACGGCCCGGTGGAAAGCCCCTCCATTGACCTCTTCAACCATGGCGCGCATAAAGGCGCATGGTATGGCGAGGATTACGCCTTTTCCCGGAATTGGGTGGACGCCGGCGGGGACATCTGGATCGTTCCCGATCTGAACATCACGCACCACGGGAAGGACGCCGAGGGCAAGCCCAAGGCATTCCCCGGAAACTTTCACCGCTATCTATCGCAGATGCCGAAGGAGACGCCATGAACCCGTTTTTCCGCCCCAATGCCGCCAGGAATACCGGGCTTACCGCGGCCGTCAATGACGCCACGGTGACCGCGACCGCGGAGCGCGCCAGCATCTCCGGCGGTTCCGTCCTCATGATCTGCGCGGGCGTGCAGCCGATTTTCGTCACCTTCGGCGGCTCCGGCGTCGTGGCCGACGGGACCACCGGCATTTACTTGCCGGCCAACGCCGTGGTTTACCTCGGGGTCCCAAACGGGGCCACGCACCTGAGCTATGTCCGCGCCGGCGGTACCGATAGCTCGATCTCCCTCATCCCCGGCGACATGACGTAAGGAGTATTGAAATGGAAAATCCCGTGCAGAAACCCTATGTCCACCAGGAATTCCCGAAGCGCCTGTATCTGGAGGGCGACAAGGAAAACTCGATCGTGGTGGAAGATCCCGACTCCGAGGAAGAGGCCGAGGCAAACGGCTACACCTCGACGTGGATCAACCCCGAAGAGGTGGCCAAGGCCGCCGCGGCTCCCAAGGCACCGGCCAAGGCCAGCGCCACGAAGGCCGAGAAAACCGCGGCCATGGAAGCCGCGATCGGCCGAAATGCCAAGGCCAGCCGCGTGAAGATGCCGCCCCCGCCCAAGGCCGGCGCCGAAGAGAGCGACGAAGACGAAGGCGACGGGGAGTAAGCCGCATGGCCACCGCTTTGGACATCATCAAGGGCGCCATGCGCCTGGTGGGCGCCCTGGAAGCGGGGGCCACGCCCTCGGGTGAGGACAGCTCCGACGCGCTGGACTCGCTCAACGATTTTATGGAGCAGTTAAGCCTGGATCGCCTTGTGGTGTTCCAGGTGCTCAATGAGACCTTCACCTGGGCGGCCGGTAATGCCACGCGCACGATCGGACCCTCGGGGAATTTTGTCACCGTGCGGCCCACGCGCCTGGAAGACGGTTGTTTTATCCGCGATTCGGCAGGCTACGATTGGCCGCTCCGAACCCTCAACTCCGAGGGCTTCCAATCGATCGGGCTGAAGACCCAGGCCAATAACCTGCCGGAGTGGATTTACTACGCGCCGGAAATGCCCGACGGGAAAATCTACCTGTGGCCGGTCCCTTCGGTGGACGTGACCCTTTCCATTTCCAGCCTGAAGCAGCTCTCCAGTTTCCCGGCGCCGTCCACCGTCGTGGTCTTGCCGCCCGGGTACAAGCGGATGCTGACTTATAGCCTGGCCGTGACCATGGCGCCCGAGTGGGTCGGCCGGGACGCCTCCGCGACCGTGCAGGGCATCGCCGCGGAAAGCAAGGCCGCGGTGATGCGCATCAATACCACCCGCCCGAAAATGCCCATGGACCGCGGGCTCCGGCGCCCTTCCCGCCGCGGGGGCTATAACATCCAATCCGATGGGTACCGTTAATGCCCATCGTTTCGATCCCCTTCGTGGGGGCCGCGTATAAATCGCAGAGCTTGGTCTTGGATGCCCAGCGGTGCGTGAACCTCTTCCCGGAGCTGGGCGGACCCGCCTCCAAGGTCCCGGTGATGCTGCGCGGCACGCCTGGGCTGAAGCTGTGGGTCACCCTCGGGGTGAGCGGCGCCGGCCGCGGGCTTTTCGCCACGTCCACCGGCCGCCTGTTCGCCGTGGTCCTCGATCAGCTCTTGGAGATCAGCACCGTGGCGGTGGTCACCGTGCGCGCCACGCTCTCGACCAGCTTCGGCCGCGTGAGCTTCGCGGACAACGGGATCGAGCTTATGATCGTGGACGGCTCCAAGGGGTACATCTTCACCCTCGCCTCGAATGCCTTCGCGATTATCACCGATCCGGATTTCCCCGCCGGCGCTCCGGTGGTGACCTTCCAGGACGGCTATTTCATCGTTCCCAAGCCCAATACCGGCGAGTTCTATATCTCGGATCTTCTCTCTGGATCGAGCTGGAACGCGCTGGACTTCGGCAACGCCGAGGGCAATCCCGACGTGCTGATCTCCCTGATTTCCAACGGTCGCGATCTCTGGCTCATGGGGGAGAGCAGCTTCGAGGTGTGGTACAACTCCGGCAATCCGGATTTCCCCTTCGAGCGCGTGCAGGGCACCCTGACGGAAATCGGATGCGCCGCGAAGCATAGCGTCACGAAGATGCGCGGATCCACCTTCTGGCTCGGCGGCAGCAAAGAAGGATTCGGGATCGTGTTCATGTCCCAGGGCTTCCAGGCCGTTCGGATTTCCACGCACGCGATCGAGCAGGCGATCGCCACCTATGGCTCGATTAACGACGCCGTGGGATTCTGCTACCAGCAGGAAGGCCATTGGATTTACCAGCTCAATTTTCCGACGGGCGCGGCCTCCTGGTGCTTCGACCTCTCCACGCAAATGTGGTTCGAGAAAGCCTACCGCGATCCGTCCTCCGGAGAGCAGGGCATGCACCGCGCGTTCGATCATGCATTTTTCGACGGCAAAAATCTGGTAATCGACTACGCCAACGATCGGATCTACGAGCTGGACCTCGCGACCTATACGGACAATGGCGACACCATTGCGCGGATCCGGTCCTGCCCGCATATCCATGACCGCCGGCAACGCCTGATCTTCTGGTCCCTGGAGCTGGACCTTGAGGCCGGGATCGGCCTGGTCACCGGCCAGGGTGAGGATCCCCAGGTGATGCTGGAGATCTCAAACGACGGCGCGCGGAGCTGGGGGAACGAGCTTTGGCGCTCCATGGGCCGCCTCGGCGAGTTCCGGAAGCGCGTTCTCTGGAACCGTCTCGGCCGCTCGCGCGATCGCGTGTTTCGCATCACCATTTCGGATCCGGTAAAGGTGGCCATCCTCGGCGCAGTCGCTAATGTGGAAGTGGAGCCTGGATGATCGTCCTAGGCCCTGCACCGCTGAAAAATCCCATGTTCTCGCCTGGGCTGTCGGACTCTTGGGCGAAGTGGTTCCGCGACATCGCGGCGCTCTTGAGCTTCAATAACAACCATAGCCGCACGCCGGCGCCGGCTTATACCGGCGTGGTGGACGTGGGTACCGTGGATAAGACCCTCGTTTACGTGAAGGACCGGAACCTGGTCCAGGTGCAGATCCTTTTCCGGCCCGTGGCCGCTGGCACCTTCGCGCTGACCCTCGGATCGTCCTTCCTCTCGAATCTGCCCTATGCGGCGAGCCACGAGGCCGTGGGGATCCTGGTCAACCTCTCGACGCTCGCGATCGTCGGCGCCGTCCACGCGGCCGTGGGCACTACGCGGCTAAACCTCCCGGCCCTCGGCGCCACCAACGCGCCGCACGCGGGATACATCACCTATCGGACGGAGGACGCATAATGGGATGGTGGACGGATACGGTGAATTGGTCCGGCGATCGGCTCAATGACCTGCAAGACTTCAGCACCAACCGCTGGAACGATGTAACGGGCGTCACCGCGTCGAAAAAGGCCGCGGACGCGCAGCAGCAAGCCGCGCGCGAGGCGAACAGCGTACAGCTCCAAATGTTCAATAAGACGCGCGAGGATCAGGCGCCCTTCCTGAAAGTTGGACAGGAGAGTATCAACCGCCTGGCGGACCTCTACAACTCGGGGGCGTTCAATCAGAGCTATGGGCCGCAATTTGAATTCGGGGAGTTTCAGGGCGGCGACCAGCCGCGGCTGAATGACCCGGGCGCCTATGCCGGCGCCGGGCCCGCGCCGGCCGCGTTCAAGTTCGACCCCGCGAGCCTTCAGAACGATCCCGGGGTGCAGTTCCGCCTGGAAGCCGCGAATAAGGCTTTGGAGCGCAGCAGCTCGGCCCGCGGCGCCGGCCTGGGCGGGGGCAAGCTCCGCGCCCTGTCGGAATTGAACCAGGGCCTCGCCTCGCAAGAATACGGAAACGCATACGGCCGCTCCCTCGGCGAGTGGGACCGCGGCCGGCAGAGCTATGAGAACGATCGCACCTTCGGGAGCAATCTCAACGCCCTGAACCGCACGTTTGCCCTTCAGAGCTATGGGGCGCAATCGGATCAGTACAACCAAAACCGGAACGCCTTCAATCAGAATCAGCTCTCCAAGTACGGGATCTATAACGACTCCCGGAATGAGTTCTATCAGAACCAGGGGAACCAATTCAACCGCCTGGCCTCGCTCGCCGGCCTCGGGCAGGGATCGGCTAACAGCCTGGGCGGCCAAAGCGGCCAGCTCGGCCAAAGCCTCGGAAATAACATCATGGCAGGCGCCAACGCGCAGGCCGCGGGCATCGTCGGCGGCTACAACTCGCAGCGCGACACGGCCATGGGGCTGGGGAAGATGATCGCCTCCTACTACGGGGGTAAATCGTGATCGAGTCCGGGATCCCGCTTCAGGTACGGGGCTTTAATTTCGGTGAGCTGTCGGATGCCTACTTGCAGGCGCAGGCCATGGGCGATCAGCGCCGCGCGAATAAGCTCCAGCAGACGCTTAATCAGGTGCAACTCGGAAACGCGCAAATCCAATTAGGGGAAGCGCAGGACGATCAGAAATACAAAAAGACCCTAAACGGGCTCCTCCAGGTGAATACGGAGGACACCCCGGGCGGCCTGGTGCTCAATGAGGATCAGACTATTTCCGACCTGAACCGGCTCGGCTATGGCCAGCGCGCGATCGGCTTGCAAAGTGAGTTCCGGAAAAACCGCACGGACCTGACGAAGCAAAAGCGCCAGGAATACCTGGACCGCCTCGACACGCGATCGCGCATCCTGGACGGCGCCACGGCCGAGGACTACACCGGCCGCTTGCAACGCCTCCGCGCCTTGGGCGATGACCTGGACGGGCTTCCCCGCCGCTTCGACGCCCAGGCCGTGAAGGGCCATTTAGATGAAGTGCTTTCCCGGAAGGAAAAGCTGGAACAGATGGGGAAGGACGCCAAGACCTTGGCCGATAAGACCGAGGCCGATCTGAAGGCGGCAAAACAGACCTTTGAAACCGGCCCCGAATTCCAGGAGAAGACCCGCCACAACAAAGAAATGGAGAACGTCGGCCGCATGCAAGCCGAAGCCACCGCCGGCGCGAAAGAGGTAACCCTTGGGCGCCTGCCCGATGCGGCCGTAAATAAGCTCTCGGAAATCGGCGGCAAGGTGGACACGTTTTCCCGCCTCCTGACCACGGCCAATCCGAATTTCTTCGGCGCCAATTGGGCCAATAAGCTGGGGAATAATTTCACGGTGGACGCCATGCGCACCCTGGGCGTGGGCCTCGAAACCGTCAATTGGTGGCAGGATTACGACAGCTTTAAAAATGAGGTTCGCCACGGGCTTTTCGGCGGCGCGCTGACCCCGGGCGAAAAATCCGAATTCGAGAAAACGGTGGTCACGCCCCGCATGGCGCCCGAGCTGGCGCAGCGGAACCTCCAGCGGCAGTATGACCTGGCCCGCAAGGGCGCGGAGCGCCTGGTCAAGGCATACGAGGCCGGCGGATACAACCGCGAGCAGATTACCGCGGCCATTGGGGGCCGCCAGGCCGCCGCCGGCGCGCTCGGGGCGCCCCTCCCGGTGCGGCGGGGGTATTGGGCGCCCGCGGCCCCGCAAGGGGCGATCCGCAAGACCAAGGGCGGCATGCTCATGTACACCCCCCGGGTGGGAGGGTAAGCCATGGCCGGACCCCGCAACCCGGCCCCGGAAGGCACCAAGGCGGTGCTGGTCCCGGGCATCGGCGAGCCGATTTACTTCCCCGAGACCATGGAGGACGATCAGATCGCCCTCGCGATCGAGCGGGACATCCTGCCGCAACGGCCGGCCATCCTGAAGGAACAGATCCGAGCCTCCCGGGAAAAATTCTTCTCCGAAATGCCCGCAAGCGATCGGTTCCTCGCCGGCGCCGGCCGCGGGCTCATGGACGTGGGCGCGGGCCTGAAGCAGCTCGGCATGCAGGCCGGCGAGGCGGTGGGCGTCGTGGAACCGGGATCGACCGCTCGCTATACGAAGGAGCGGCAAGAGGAATACGCGCCCTTAGACCAGGCGACGGCCGGCAATAAAATGAACAGCTTCGGCCGCATCGTCGGCGAGGCTGCGCCGCTCATGCTGATCCCGGGCGGGGCCCCGGCGAGCCTCGGGCGCATGGCCCTGACCGGTGCCGCCGGCGGCGCCGTCGCGGCGAATATCCCGTTCCTCAATGAAGGCGAAAGCCGGATCGGCCGCACCGTCGGCGGCGCCGTCGGCGGCGCGGCCGGCTCCCTGGCGATCGGCGCCCTGGGAAAGGGCGTGAACGCGCTCCGGGGCCGCTTCGCCAATCCCGCCGAGGGCGCTCTGGTGCGCCAGGCTCGGCAGGAGGGGATCAACCTCTCTGTGGGCGATGCCACGGGCAACCCGCTGATCCAAAAAGTGGAAGTGCTGCAGGAGAATCTGCCCGGCATCCTCGGGACCGGCCGTTTCCGCCAAGAGGGCGCCGAGCAGGTAACGCAAGCGATCAATCGCCGCGTGGGCCAGCTTCGCGATGCGCTGCGCTCCACGCCCTTTGAATCCATGGAGGCCCTAAATGCCGCCGCGGCCAAAGGAAACGACGAGGCCAAGGTGATCCTGGGCCAGATCGCGGAGTCCGGAGACGATTGGAACCGGATTATTCAAGCCTCTGGAAACCTGAAGCGGTTCAATGTAAAGCGCCAGGCGGACGCGCTTTACAATGAAGTGCGGAGCCTGGCCGGGGACGTCAATGTCCCGGTTTCGCGCTCCAAGGGTGCCCTGCGCGAGGCGATCCAAGAGCTGGAGACCTCGAAGGTCCCGGAACAGAATGTCAACCTACTGAAAAAAATCCTGGGCAACCTCCAGGAGGCGGACGATTTCGAGGGCGCCCTTCTGAAGGCCGACCATTCCGCCGGCGAGGCCAGCACCGCCGCCACGGCCCGCACCGCCGCGGCGAAAGCCGCGGAGCAAGCCGCGCGCGCGGCCGACCGGGGAAAAACCTCCGCGGTCTCCAATGCTGCGAAGGCGGCCGGCTCCCTGGCCAAGTACAAGAAATATGGGACGGATTTCGGCTGGTGGTATGACGAGGCCCTGAACTACGCGAAGACCGCGGCGCGCGCGTCCTGCGCCGCGGCCGTCAACGCGCAGGCCAAGGGAGCCGTGGGCGGATTGGTGAAGGACCAGGCCGAGACGGCCGCCCGCCGCGCCGAGCAGGCCATGCGCGAGCTGGCGATCGCCGACGGCACCGCAA